AAGCTATGAGTGAAGATTGTATTGCCTGTGACGGATAAAAACAATGAAGGGGACCTCGTTTGAGATCCCCTTCGGTTACAGGAACTTTTGGGTATGGTACGCCCAGTTATCTTTGTTCCTTATTCATCATATTTTTTTCTATATTCTTCTCTTTTAGGCTTTATTTCTCTTTGATTTTTTCTAATTTCTCTTTTAGCCTTACCTTTCATTTTACCACTTTTTCTATAGTTGTCTTCATTTTTCATAACATCTTCTATGTTATTTATTCCAACTTGTATGTCTGCTTTATCATTAAGTTTTTGTCTATCTTCTACAGATATTTCAGTAGAAAATGGAATTTCGCTAGCAAAAGGAGTTGGTGACATTCCTGGCATAGCGCTAATAGCGCTTTGTATAGTTTGTGCAAAATTACTATACTTATTAGCCGCGCCTCTTTTAGCTGCTCCCCTTAAACGGTTTATACTTTTCATATTTATTTCTTACAAACGCATTTTGCTACTGGACAATCTTTAACATCTACAATTAATTTAGATACTAACCAATTCCATTTGCACATTAGCTTTAACCAACAAGCTTGCATCCATAATCCTAATTTTACTAATAATTTTCCCATAATTTATTTATTTTTTTTATTGTTAATTTCTTTCCATTTTGATATAGTATAGCCTATAGTGACTAGTAAAAGAACTATTTTTAATCCCATTTCTATTTTAGTAAATGTTGTTACGCCCAAAGTTGATCCGTTGATTAAGTAGAGTTTAAGTTGTTGTATATCCATTATGTTTTACTTACTACGTTTTTATTTGTTTTTAAGGTGTTGTAGGCGGTTTTAGCTACATCTTTAGCTATCTTTGGATTTTTAATTACTTGTTTTACACCAGGTATTTTGTTTAATTTTTTAGTAGCTAATGCAGCAACATCACCACTAATAGCATCAGAAACTGTTTGAGCCGTTAAAGCAGCTGGTACCATAGAAGAAATAGAATTAAAAGTGCTTGATCTATTCAAAGCTTGTTTAGTTTGTTGGTCTTCCGAGTCATTAGCTCTTCTTAAATTAGTAAGACTACCATAAACTCCATCTCTATCGCCTTGATCACTTAAACCAAAAGCTTCTCTTATATCTCCTCTTGCCTCGTTTACCAAAGCTCTAGTGCCATCAAACGGATTACTAACAAAGGTTTTAAATTGTTGCCAAGTACTATCTTCAGGTGTAGGAGCGGATATAGTAGCTTGACTACCTCTAGGCGCATCTTTTCTTCTGAGTTCATCTAGTGGTGTAGGATTAGCCGCACCCATATGAAATCCTTTTATTCCTCTAATTTTATCTCTCATTTTTCTTTGTGTTTATTACAAAAAGTTCTAGCAGCTGCAACACTACCAAACCCCCATTTTTTTAAAGCCATTGCTTTTTTAGTTGGTTCGCCTTTAGCATCTTTCATTGCGCCTGCCATACCAGCAAATCTACAAGCAAAAGAAACTCTACGCTTTCCAGTTCCAGACGTTTGTCTTGATCCTAGTTTTTTACCAGTTTCAGCAGTATAATCTTTACGCATTTTCCTGTTTTGCTTTTCGTAAGCTTTTTCTTTTATAGCAGGTCCTTTTACTTTATAAGCCATTTTTTAATATTTATATATTACAGTATTCTTTATTAGCATCGAAACACGGGCAGCTCTTCGCCGCAAACTCGTTGTGGCCATGTATTGTAGCTTCTACATGCATCTTCTTTAATGTTTTAATTAACAATAATAAACTTTCTTTTTGTTCTGGTGTTCTAGTATCTTTAGCAATCCATTTGCCATTAGACCCACGCTCTGATTCAACGCCTCCAATATAGCAAATTCCTATAGAACCTTCATTTTCACCTTTAACATGAGCGCCTTGTTTGTATATACTACGACCATACTCTATAGTACCGTCTAATAAAACTACATAATGGTAACCTATACCGTTCCAGCCTCTTTTTAAATGCCAACGATTTATCTCTGCAGCATCTAAATCTCTACCTTCTTGTGTAGCTGAACAGTGTACTATTATTTTATTTATCGTTCTCATTCGTTATAAAGTTTATCTAGTTTTTCCATAGCTTTTTCTATAGCGCTATCTATTTTTTCTTGAAACTCTTTGTCCTTCTTAAGATCATACTCTAACTTTTGATCCTCACTCATGTTATTGTATTTTTCTTCTTCTAGTTTTTTAAGTCTTGCTTTTTCTTGAGCTTTTCTTTTTCTAGTTTCTTTAGCTTTTATTTTACCTTCTTCTTTTCTACGAATTTTAGCATCTGCTTTTATTAAATCAAATTCTTCTATTTTAGAATTAACATCCCATGTTCTGAATCCTAAAGCTAAAGCTACTCTTTGGTATATAGTATTTCTATTATCAAAAGCTTCTGTAATAGCATTTATCTCTGCAACCATTCTATCCATTGGTATATTAGCAGCTCCAGAAACTACACTACCAACAACTTGATATGACGGGCTTAATTGAAATCTACCATCAATTGTAACACTAAATCCTTTTTCAGCTATAACATCTCTTTCAAACTTCTTTGTTTGTATAGCAGAATAAATTTTTCTTAATTTAGACCCTAACGCTGGAGATAAATTTGCAAGCTCTAATACCGTGTATGTATGATCAGCTGTAAACCCTTTCTTTTCTTCAAAGTTATATCTTCTTATAGCGTTTTTAATAGTAGATATAACAGCTCCACCTACACCAGAACCTCTTAATATAGTATCTATCATACTATTTGCTATTCTATCTTCTTTTTTACTTAATACTTCACCGTATTTTTTTAACTGTTCTTCTTCAGTTAGCTCATCGTCTGGTTCATCAAAGCCAGGTATCATAGCAAACAAGGCGTTTTGTAATGTTGAGAATATTAAATTCTGAACTATACCGTAGTAAACTATTTTTGATATATTAGTTTTAGCATCGCCTCTACCGTTCACCAAATCAAGTCCAGCTTTTTTCATCAACCTCGTGTACTGCATAGGTGTGTTTTGAAAGTTAAGTAAAAACCTACCTAACATACCAGCTTGCTGCTGTGATATCATAGAGGGATCTGCTGACTGCTGAGATTCTTCAGATGTTCTAGAAAAATCTTCAAATGCTTTGGTCTCTGCCTCTGTTTGACTTAGCCCTTGTTTTTTATACGTATTAATTCTGTTTCTATAAAATGTTGCACCACCAGTTGCTATAGCCACACTATCTGCTACTTGAGTAAATACAAAACCGTTTCTTAATAATATACTTATAAAGGTACTCATTTTGTTTTTAGAACCTTTAACTGCAGCTGCAATTTCAGCTTCATTAATATCACCTTTTAAACCAGCTCTACGTTGCTTTAATTTATCAGAATTAAATAACATTACTACGTCAGACCAGTATTGATTTTGATTTGCAAAAGCTTTACCAGCCATAAAAGGATTATTGTCAGACCAGTTTATAAAGTTAACACTAGATATTAACTGTAGTAAAGCTGATCTTCTATTAAAAAACATTATAGCACCTATGGATCTATTCAACCAATTCATCCAAGCGTTTGTCTGCCTGTCACTACCTTTTGGTCTATTGGTTCCATTTTTCATTCTCCATATAATATTTTCTAAAGACTCTCTAACTCTAGAACCGTATACAGCTTCTATTTTAGTTAAGTTTTGTTCGCTAAATATTACATCTACATTCTCATTAAACTCAGATAGATACTCTGCTCTATTTACTTTTGTTGTTATAGTATTTAAATCACCAAGTATTGTTTGGCCTTGCCAATAAGTAGGAGGTTCAACATAAGTATCTTTTTTAGTAATCAAAAGAATTCCATCAGCAAATGATTGCAAGTTAGGATCTTCTCTTACTATTTTAGTTAGTATGTTTCTATCTCTATTAGATATACCTGGTATTTCAAAATCAGCTTGATCCCATAAATAAACCCTAACAGCTTCGTCATAAGTAAATTGCTCACCTGGTATTTTGCTTCTTAATACTTTTTTAATTTCAGGAAAGTTAGCCATCAAGTTTCTATAATCATTAGATACTCTTTGCTTGGCAGTTTCTATAGCCGCAACAGCTGAGGTGTAAGGTCTTATTAAAGCTTTATCAAAAAAGTCTTGATCCATTTCACCTTGCTTACCTTTACCAGCAAACATGTAAGATGTTAAACCTTTAAAGTCTTCTGCTGATGGCGGTAAAAACAAATTAAATCTTTTCTTATTTTTACCTAGTCTTTGAGCTACAACTTGAGAATATCTAGCTTCTGCTTTTACGCCTTTGTTTCGTTCAATCATTTTATTAAACTCAAAGTCTAAATCTTTTTGAAACTTAACTCTAGCTATTTGTACTCTAGACTTAACATCTAGAACATCTAAAGCGTCTTTAACTGCTTTAACATTTTTAGTAGCGTCATCAGTAAAGTAAAAGTCATTATAGCCTTCTGCAAATTTATTTATAACCCAATCAGCTTTAGCTTGAGCTTTACCATCAGCTAAACCTGTAATGTTTTGCAAAGGTATATTTAAACCTACTGAAGCTAAAAACTCTTGTATAGGTCCAGCAGCATCTTGAGGTCTAGCTGTTAATACAAATAAATCTTCTGAACCTCTTGCGTCTGCTATTTTTTTAGCAACATCAAACAAAGGTCCTTTTTTACCTTCAACTACTTTGCTAAACTCCGCAAAATCAAAGACAGCTCCTTCGCTTTCTAGCCTAGCAGCATCTGTAGCAAATTCAGTAGCGTTTATTCTACTGCTACTACCATCTGGCATGTTTACTATAACCATACTTTTAGATTGAGCTAGTGTATCGTCAAAATCAAAAATTCTAATCTTTTTTAATTTCTTAGAATCCTTAAGACTTTGTCTAGCTTTTTCCATCGCTATATCAGCATTGTTATTTTTATCAATAACTTGCTGAGCATTTAAAGAAACACCAGTTGTTCCGTTGGTTGAGTTATAAAAATCTTCAAACTCTTGACCCACAACATCTCCAGTTTCATAAGACTGTAAACCAAAAGGCATTTTACCTTTTGTAAATATATTATAATATCTTTTCCACCACTCTTGCTTGCCAGGTTGATAACCTATAAGCATTGACTGCGTGAAACCTGTATTACCTAAGACATCGTCCATTTCTTTAACAGGAATAATAGTAACCCTGTAATCATCTTTAAGTAAGTCTAGATCAATTTCTTTGTTACCGTTAAATATAGATTCATACGCAAAAAACAAAACAGCTCTAGCAGGTATAGCATGCTCATATCTATAAGCAGGTTCATACTTTTGTTCACCATTAGGTTTTTTTACTAACTTACCATCTCTTACCATAGGTATCTTAAGAGTGTCATATGGCATTTTAGTAGATCTACCCCATACAGGAGCGGCTAACCTAAGAGCGCTATTATTGCTACCATTCATAACACCCATTAATAGTGATGTAGTGTTATTATCTAATCCCGAGGCATTCAAAGCCTTCATAAAGTCTATGAAAAAATTCCAAGCTAAATCAGCATCTAATTTGTTTTTATTTTGTAAAGACACTACTGTGTTACCGTCTTTGTCTTCAGTGTTTTCTTTACTTTTTTCAAACTTACCATTTACATACTGCATTAAAACATCTGCACTAGTATTTATGTCTACTTTTCTATCAGGTCTACCGTCGTTAAACTTTATAGTTTTATCACTAATACTTACAACCCCGTCGTCTATTCTTTGAATTAATCTAAGAGTGTCAGACATATCTCCAAATATACCTGCTCTTACACTCATATTAGAAGGATTACGAAGTAAAGTATTATTTGGTTGAGGCGTAAAACCACCTGCTTTTTTCATACCATTACTGAAAGATGGCGGAACAAAAGCAACCATCATGTCTAAAGCTCTTTCAGAACCATAACTTGCTTTCAAAGCTTTGTATAAATTAATTTCTACAAAATCTCTAGCGTTTTGCATAGTACTCATATCTCTTAGAGATACTGAATTAGCCTGCTCCGCGCCTGTATATTTAACAACATTTTCTACATTGTCAATATTTGTTATTACAGTTTCTAAATAATCAAACCATTCTTGTTCTGTCTCTAATACACCTGTTTTTCTTTGCGGTACAAGCAAGTTACCAAATTGATTTGCTACACCTATGTGTTGTTCATTTGTAAACCTATCACCATAAACAGCTTTATGAGCATTTTTTAATTTTGTTTTAATCTGCGTAGAAGTTAACTCTTGTAGGTTTAATCTTTTAACTTCGTCGTAAAACCTAGTTCTATTATCCAACCAGTCTGTTCTTTCGCCATCAGTAAATAAAGCTAGTTGATCTTTAACACTTGGTCTAGAAACATCATACATTAATTGCTCTACGTAGTTGTCTAGTATATCAGCTCCAAAAAACTCTTGACGTTCTATAAAGTCTCTTCTTATTTCACTATCAACATCTTGTATCTGCTCATTAAACATGTCTAATCCTATCTCTTGAGCTATTTGTTTAGCTAAAGCTTCCGTAGGCATTTGAGGTATTTTTAACTTACCATTATCAAGTTTAATATATTTAGATTTAAATTTAGCTAAAGGTATAGCGTTTTTAATATCTTTTACTCTTCGTATTTTTTGATTACCAGCGGTGCTACCGGCCATAGGACCTAGTTCAGTAGACCTGTAAAAATCTACTTGCCCGTCTTTACTACCTTTTGTTCTACCTTTCCATTTATCATACTTAACCCAACCCATGCCGTTAACATACTTTTCTACAGCTAAAGGAAAAGCTTTTGCTAGATACGTAGTTGTAAGACCGTTTGGCCCTAACAGTGTAGCATAGTTTTCGTTTAAAAATTGCTCGTATAGATTTATGGTTTTATTTCTAGCACCCATTGCGTCTATAACAATTTTAAAAGATCCTTGCATTCCTTTTCCTAACTCATTTACAAAATCAGTTTTTTGTTTTGTAGTAGTGTCGGCATTATATTTAGGTAATCTATATCTAATTTCCTTACCTAGTTTTTGTTCTAGTTTATTTTCTACTTCTGCTTGATTTGAAAACTTTACTTTTTCTTTTAAAGTAGGTTTTACTTCTTTAGCTTCTACTTCGGCTCTTCTGTTTAAAGTTTCCGTATTGTCTGTTGACCGCACGTTTTCAGCTGCATTGTCTTCACCTATTCTAACGTTGGCTTTTCCTTTTGGAACACCCAAATCTGTAGCAAATGCGTTAGCTCTCTGCATTCCTCTATTTGCCATAAAACTAGGAAAAGTACCTAATGAAGGATCCCATTTTAACGCTATCTCACGAAGTTTACTTTTAGCATGATCTAAGTATGTTCTTCTACTGTAATGTACTTCTCTTATATTAAGCGGTACTCCACTACCAAATCTAGTCCAGGCTCTATTAGCAACTTTATTAACCATAGTATCTACGTCCTTAGGTAGAATAGGTTTAAAGTTTTCTTTACCTTCAAATCTAATGTTTATTCTATCAGCTATTTGCTTAGAGTCATTAACTCCTTGTCTAGGTTTAATACCTTCTTTACCTACCTTTGCTCTAACTTGAGAAGTAAATTCACCTCTTCTAAAAGCTGCATTGTTTCCTATTAAATAACTTAAAGCTTTTTCAGGTGTATTCACTTTCAGTCCAAAGCCAGCTCTATTAGCTAACTTACTTAGTATATTTTGAGTACCATAGGTATCTTCTAAGTTTAATTCTTTTTCTAAAGCATAGCTAAGTGATTGCATTTCTGCAGCATATTCTATTTTAAAAGTATCACCTCTTTCGTTAAAAGGAAGTAATTCGCCTTTATCATTTCTAGCATCATTTGAATACTCTTCATTACTTAACAAAGCATTTTCAACCTTTGTATTTAAAGATCTTAATACGGGGTTTTCACTAGTCGATGTGGCTTTGTAGAGGTTGTCTGTATACTTATTAAACTCTTCTTTAGTATCAAAATAAGATTCATCTATAGCATGACTGATCTCGTGGTATACAACAACGCCAGCTCTAATGTCTCCATTTTTCATAGCTTGATCTGCCGCCTCTTTATTTATTGTAATATATTCATTGTCTACAATAAAACCATTTCCACCTTGTTTTAACTTATCCGTGAAAAGACTTATGTCTTTAGGGTTTATCTTACCGTTCTCAGCTAGTGTATATAAGTAACTTATCTGATCTTCTATGTTAGGTATTTCAATTATTTTTAAAGCGCCTATGTTTTCACGAGCCATTAATTGATCTGCCTTAAAGTCTATATCACTAGATACAGTTACCACTCTAGTGTCTTGATCAAATAAAGCTCTACCACTTTGAGCATAGAAAGCATCTTGTAAAGCGTTTATTTTTTCTTTATATTCTTTTTTTCTTTTATCACCTTCATATTTAGAAGCTGCATTTTCTTTTAACTGCTCCCACTCTTTCTGTATTTCAGTATCTTCTTTAGCCTTATTGACATAAGACTCAGTCTCCATTCTATGTATTTCTTCTACAACCTGCGCTAACTCTTGTCTCTTATCTAGTTTACCGTTCCAGTTAGGAGTGTTTTCATCTAAGTTTAATCTAGCTTTTCTACCTGCATCACCTAACAACGTCTCTACATTGTCATAGTTTTTATTACCTTCTTTTATAGAGTTTATGTTTGTATCTAAGCTGTTTAAGTTTTGATCAAACCTTTCTGCCTCTACGTTAGTTAACTTTTCTTTTTTATAATTATCAATTTGGTTTTGAGCTTGGTTAGAATCCATATCAGGAGTAACGCCAGCTTCACTAAGCAAGTTATTTTTTAGTACATTTAAACCTACTAAGTCAACTACATTTTCAGAACCCAAAGCAATTACATCTACACCTAAAGCTGTTTGCTCAGCTCCTATATCTATAAGCTTTTGTTTTATAGCGGCGGTGAATGTTTTTCTTTGATTTTGACTAACACCTGGACCATTCATTAGGTTAACCATTTCTTGTACCTCAGATGTAGCTTTGTTTATTTTTTCTCTAAACTTTTTAGTAGCCGACATTTGAGTTATAGCTGATGTAGCTATTCCAGATGTGTTTGCAAACCCAGCTGTTATAAGAGTAGCTAAAGTAGTGTCGTCAAACTGAGACCAATCAGCGTCTCTTTGTAATATTAAAGATTCAGATATACCTTGTGTTCCACCATATATAAGATTTTCTTCTACTAGTTCACCACCAATTCTTTTACCACCTTCTATTGCAAAACTTCCCCAAGCGTTTAAACTTGGTTTGTTAAATAAATTATATATATTAATTTGACCTTGCCCTTTAACGTCTTTTAAAAACTTAAAGGTGTTATTAGCAGAACCTATATATCTAGTAACCCCACCCTCTATTATACCTGTAGCAACTGAAGCAGCACTTATTTGAAACGGTGTCATTTCCCCCATTGCTATAGTTTTCTCTGCATCAAGTAATCCTTGAGAGTAATCAAATTGATCTATTCTACCAGCCTCCCATAAACTATTAAGAGTTTCAACTTGTTTGTTTGCCATGTCTAAAAGATCAGCTTGAACGCTAAGATTCCTATACATGTCTGTACCAGAAGTCACACCAAACGTAGACGCTATAGATGTTTTAACTAAACCATCACTAAGCTTTAAAGCATTACCTGCAGATCCAGTACCAATAGCTAATATTATATTTGGCGCTTGTTGAAATAAAGTTCTTACAGAATATAAACCAAATTCACCTTCACCAAACGCATCATCATATGCTGCTGATGATTTATAATATTCTTCTTTTCTTTGTAAAGCTTTTTGCTCATTAATAGCCCATTCAGAATTAAATAAAGTAGGTAAAGCTAAAGCTATATTATAACTAGCGTCTGTAAAGTCTTTAGCAACCAAACTACCTATTTCATATTCTTTAAAAACACTACCAAATTCGTTTAGTATATTTCTTTTTACGTCTTTACCTTCTTCGTCTTTACCAACAACAACATTAGTGTCTTCTCTAAATTGAGAAGCTTCAGCAACGTGATTAACGTAATTTTCTATTGTTTTTTTGTAATCAGATTCTAATCTTCCTAAAGTATTTTGTAGGGTTATTAAACGTGCGTTAGCCTCGTTGTATACCTGCTGTTGATCCTCTGTTAATTCTTTTGTAGTTTCTAAATTAAAAAATAAAGTATTATCTACAATACCATCTGTCTTAGTATAACCTATTTTAGCTGGTATATCTTTTAAGCTATTAGCTATTAAATTTATTTCACCTTCTATAATAGAACTTGTTGTGTCATTATAGTTTTGAATTATTTTTGCTTCGCTTTTAATTTCATCTTTTATAATGTCATAACCAGCGTTTTGTACAAGCAAACCTATTCTAACTAACTCTCTTTCTCTTCTATCATAATCATACATAACAGATTCAGCAGCTGTTTGTTTTGCTTTAGCAATCGCTCCTTCTCTTTGTGTTTTAACAGAATAGTCTATAGCATTAGACCATAAGTTATTATTTAAAAGTTTTTCTTTTAAAGCAGCATTATCAATTCTAACCCCTTCATCAGCGAACTGCATAGTATCTAAAAAATCTAGATTACGTACATAATCTAATTGCTCTTCAGGCGTAAGCATTACTAACTCGTCCTCTGTAAACACACTTCCAGAGTCTACATATTCACCCCTTCCTTCGGGGTTAGCAGAAAACTTAAGCATATAATCTATTGCTTTTTGTTCTGCCTCTGTAAAATACTCTTTATTTTTTAATATATCTGCAAGTTTAGAGAACTGTCCAGATAAAACATCATAATCAAAAAGTTCTTCGTCTGGCTTGCTATTTACAGCATCAATACGTTTTGTCTCTTCAAGATCTAAAGTTTTTAAATGAGTAGACAACAAAGGGTACATGTTGGCCATAGACTTAGATAAATCTTCTTTAGTGAAGTTTTTAGCTATATAGTTTTCTATACTATCCGTATTACCTATTCTTACTGGACCTTCTATTTCTTGATTAAATATATCACTAGCTACTACTTGTCCGTTTTGTTTTAATTCATAACCTATCACAAGACCCTCTTGTTCTACAGGTTCAAATGTATAAGCGGTATCTTTTAAGTTATCATTAACGTCTTCAACGTTTAAAGCTCCGCTATCAAAAGCGTTCATTATATTAGAAAACGCACCTTGTTCAAAAGCGTTCTTGGCTTTAATTGTTTTTTCGTATTCTTGTATTTTCTTATAATTCTCAAAGAATTCTTTTTCACCTTTTTCAGTAAGTGGATTTAAGTCTAATGTAACTTTATCACCACCTAGATTAGCTGTAATTTTATCATCTAAAAAATAAGAGTTATCATCAAAAACAATACCTGAAAATTCACCTTGTAAAGCAAGTATAACTTCTTCATTACCTTTTCTTATTATAGTCTCAGGTATTTCTAAGTTTATATCTCCTTGCTCTATTTTAGTCTGAGCGTCTTTAACTAGTTTTTCTAATTTTTTTCTTTGAGCTAAACCTGCTCTACCATTATTAGGATCAAATAGTTCGTTATTAAAATGAGCTAGATTAGCCTTAGCTTGTTTTAATTCTTTAAAAGGGTCTTCATCAAATACATCTGTGGCTGAAGCCAAAGAAATATTTTCCAAATCTAATTCCGTATTCTCGGGTGCTGGATCTATATCCGTCACTACACTTGCACCCGCATTTGGTACAGTGACTTGTTGAAAATCTATGTTTTCAGTTTCAATCTCCTCAACATCGCCTAGTTCAGCTAGGCCATTTTGGCTTATATATTGATCAACAAGTTCTACACCACCAGCTAGACCCACTAGCTCGTCATACGTGTATCGTTGTCCCGTTTCTGGGTTTACATACATATTTATTTATTTTTATTATAAGTCAACGTAATCTGTTAACTGCACTCTTTCATCGTTAGTAAATGAGGATTTTCCATTGTGTTTTGAAGTTACCCAAGCACCAGCGCCTGTTACACCTTCTGAACTAGAATTCACCCATATCATTGGTTTCCAATTATCTCCAGAAGACGTTATTTTTCTATCACCAGCTTGTGGTTTAGATAATCTACCAGACATAGCTGCGCTAAATATATCACCTCTAAAGTTTGTATTTTCAAATCTATTTACTTGAGCGTTTTTATTAGACAAGGCTGTTTGTTGAGCGGCACTTAAACCTCTATTACCTTGCGGAGCATAAGACATAGATGGATCTGATTCTTTGAAGTAACCATAGTCACCAGCTTTGTAATTAGTAAGACCTCTTTCTTTTAGTTGCTTTATGTCATCGTCTGTTAATTCTCTTCTAACAAAACCAAAGCCAGGCGTTTCACCCACTTTATCTTCAGCTTCTTTAAGAGTATACTTTTTATTAGTATCTGGATTTGTACTTTCCATTAGCTGTTCAATATTCATAGAGCTAGTTAATCCGGCATCTTCTCGTATTTTATTTATTTCAGCTAACCTTAACCACGCTTTTTGTTGGTCAGGATCTAATGTAACAAAGTCCTCCATCTTAATATCACCCATTTCTAAGCGTTGTTCCATATAAGCTTTCTTATCTCTAGGTGGTAAAGCATATAAACCAGCTAATCTTCCCTCTAATTGTTTTTCTAAAGCCTTGTCTATGCCTTTCATATCTATAAATTCAGAAGCAACTAAAGTTCTAACTTTACCAGCAGCTGTACGTATGGTATCTCCAACAGGCGTCCAAGCTGTTTTAAAACTAGCTGTTATTTCACCTTTTGATTTATCTAGTATATTAGCATCTACCAAAGTTTGATTTCCATCAGTGGCTGGTTCAGTTGCTTTTAATAACTGACCGTCCCAGTTTTTCATGTTTTTCTTCCACGTAAAAGTAACACTACCATCGTCATTTATTTTATATACATTATTAGCATCTTTGTTTTTAGCCTTTGTTAACCAACCCTCTTCTCCTAAACCACCTTTTAATATTTCAGAACCTTTTGCAACTGTAGTTACAACTTCTACAACTCTATCACCGTTACTTAATCTCCTGTAATCTTTGCTATCAACAGTCGTTCCTTCAGCTGAAATGTTCGATAAACCAAAAGCTGCTAGTTGAGTACCTAGTTGTTCTTGAAAATTACCACCTTCCCAGTTTGATTCACGACCTGGACCTGGCCCATCTTTATATAATTCTACATCTTGTACGTCTGATAATATTATACCAGCATCGTCTTGTAGATCTCTTAAGTTTTTATTTGCAGCAGAAACTATATCACTATAATCTTTTCTTTGTTCTTTTGTTAAACCTCCTCTAGTTTCTAAAATAGTTTTAGCTTCTATAGATCCCATTACATAATCATCGTCACCAGGTTTACCAACACCCTCCATTAATCTAACTTGTATTGCTTTAGCTTTATCTATTATAGAGTTTTCTAAACCAGCGTCTTCAACATCCTCATATATCTGGTCAGCAGATTCGTAAGCTTTTAACGAAGCTTTGTTCCAAGCTAAATCAAATACATCTTGTTTTTTCTTAGCTATTTCAGCGTTTTTAATTTTAAAATCTACATAATTCTGATAACCTGTAACTACAGCTTGACTGACTTGCTGTGCTGCTGCCGCCCAACCTAGAGCTGATTTATCGTTTATTAATTTAGGATTGTCGTATGCACTCATAGTAATTATTTTTTATGCTGTTGCAGCTTTATAATTTAAACCAGCTGAAGCCATGCTTGCTACACCTGATATAGCAGATCCCCATGCTCCAGCCTCAGCTTGCGCCGCGTTGGATTGGGCTTGCATAGCGTTAGCTAGATTACCAGCTTCATACCCTAAGTCTGCATTAGACCTAGCTTCTTCCATTTGCATTTGGAAAGTCTTGCCAGCTGCTTCACCAGCTTGTAATCTTTGACCTTCTGATATTGCTATACCTTGTAGTCTCTGTTCCTCTGAAACTTTCATAGCTTGAAGTGATGCTTCACCTTGTGCTCTTAGTTGTTCGTTCTTAGCTTCTTGAGCTTCAATATCTGCAGCAACACCTTTTTTGCTTGCTAAAGCGGCTTGAGCTAAAGCAGTCGCGCCACCAGCACCAGCACCTGTAGATTTTATTGTGTCTAACGTATTTGCTAAAGCTATATCAGCTTGTTCCATTTTAATCTCTGCAGCTTGCGTTGCTACGCCTAAACTAGAGAATGGATTATTCATCATACCTGACAAGTTTTCAGCTAACCCAGATAGATTAACTTGATTTGCATAAGGATTAACTATATCAACTCTAGCGGCTTTAATTGCTGCTATCTCTGCTCTAGCTCTACGAGCATCATTACGAGCTCCTTTACCCGCTTTTCTTGCCTGGTTAGCTGACACTGCTCCTCCAATAAGGGAAACTCCAGCTCCGATTGCTGCTACTGCTGCCATATTATCTTATTTTTTTAATTATTTCATGTGATGGATTTTCATCCACCGTGTACCCTAATTTCTTGTGTTTATCTATTAGACTTTTGCTTCTACCTATACTAAGTATTAATTTAAAACCTCCATCATAAGCCCATTGCTCTAATGAATCTATTAATAATAATATAGCTTGCTCTCTGTCTTTTTTAATTCTATACTTTGGATTTGATATAATCCATTCCATCCAAGCTATTTTTGAATTTGTTCCGTATAAAAAACCTGCTACTATAGGTTCACCTTCTTTTTCTATTATAATTCCACCTGTACCGTTTTCAGGTAACATTTCTTGTGCCAAAGGCTCCCACTCTGGCCAAGACTTCCACCATTCTACGATAGTGCTATAGTCTTTTTCAGTTAGTCTTCTTGCTGTTAATTTCATTTAATTGTATTTGATTAATAAGATGATCTATTGAATTCGCTAGAAACTGCGAATAATTCTCTTTGTGCTGACTGGTTTGCTGTTGGAACAGTAAACTTTACTTCAGAAGTAAAACCTTTAACGCCTGTTATAGCTTGTCCAAATAAAACCTCACCTTGCTGTACAGCTGTTAGGTTTAATAAATTAGCAAAATATTTATTTTCTTTTCTTTTAAAATTATTAGTAAACAAAGATGTTTGTAAGTCAGCTAGTGTTGTTGGTAGTTGGTATTCTGATATTTGTAAAGCAACATCTTGATCTGTTGTTAGCGACTCCATTATCCAACCACTGCTACCTTCATAGTTAATAGTATTAAAGTTTTTAACAACTGAAGGTGATGGATTAAGCACTAAATTAACACTAGACGTGTAAGTTGTATTATAAAACTGAGCTCTGTTTACGCTCGTAGAATAATGCTGCCATATTTCACCTTCATAATAAGTGTATAGATTATTTCTTAAACTACCTATAGCATCTGGAAAATAATCAAATCTACTAGTCCAACCTTTTACCGCTTCATCAAAAGCAACAGTTTCAGGATCAAAACCATTTTTAACTAAACCTTCAGCTCCACCTATAGAAACAATGTATTGCTTATTATGCATGTCATAACCGCCGACTATTGGTAAACTACCTGCGCCAGCTAAGTTATCTCTAAAGAAATCAATCATACCATACATAGATATTTCAGTAATACCGTCTTGTGATAATCTTAATATTAGATTTTTAGTTCTATCTGCAAAGTATTTTCTATATCCAAATACACCAAAGCTTTCTGGGTTTGTACTTATTCCGTATTCACCAGCGTAAGGTACTATACCGCCTATTACTACATTTGAAGCCGCTTGTAATGGTTGACCTTCTTGAGTATATATAGCGTCTTTATCTATAAGTGCTTTACTTACTTTTAATTCTTGAAATATAATTAAGTTAGTATCTTCTGCGTAAAGTTTTTGTATAGAGCCATAAGATGGGTCTACGCTTCTACTGATATTTTCTGCTACAGAAAACTGATTAGTATTGTTAACACCCGTTCTAGAATTAAAAACTCCAGAATATATCATAGAATTAAATCTATTGTTTTGAGAGGCGTTATCTTCTACTAAGTAGGCTTTTACACCTAAATCTACATTTGTATTATTGTAACCTCCTCTTATCCTAGCTTCTTCAGCATACCAGTCTGATGGATCACTTGAATAAACTCTAGGTATTTCAGTAAACAATTCAATAGGACCAAAAATTAAAACATCAGTAGCCGTTAAATTAACAGCTCTAGATAAAGTAACTGTGTAAGGTGATGCGCTCATTGAAGAAGATATCAAATAAACTCTACTTGGAAATCCTACCACATCAACCCCGTTTGCATCTTTAGCATAAACTCTTTGTCCATAACCTAAGTCAGGAACGTAAGTAGTAATTGTTTGAGTAACACTATCAGCATCTACACTTATTATACCCGTATTAGGTCTAACCTCTGCTATAGAATCCATCTTCTTTATCCAAAAAGAGTTAAAATAGTTTATTTCAATAGTTGCCGCCATATTATATTATCACTTATTTTTTTAATTTATTACGTACAAACTGCACTTTGAACACCTGACATTGAGGCTTCTCTTAATACCGGTATACCTTGCACTTGTTGATCAGTACCACGTACGTCAGGATATCCATCAAATCTTTGTGCCAAAATAACAGTTGCTGAATCAGCCGCATAGGGACTGTATGTTGTATAACCATTCACTAGTTCACCAGATGCGCTAAATTTTCCTTTATAAACTACTTTACTACCAGTTTTGTGGTTATAAGGCTCCCACTCATTCGTATTGATATTAAAATCCCAATTAGCAATAAATGGATTTGTACATACAGCACTTACAGAACCTAATACGCTCCAATACCCTACTCCTGCTTGACAACTTGAGCCTGTGCATTTTTCTTGTTGAATTAAACCTCCTTCAAAAGTGTGATACAGACCTCCTTGTACACCAGAATTTGGTTCCCATGGGGTTAATAAAGTTGAATCACTAAAAAACTGCCTAACAGTATTACCATATTTTGCATGAGCATACACTGTCTCTGGGGTTCCTATTGGTAAAAGATTTACATTTGGAAATGAGCTAGTTGATCCACCGTCTCTTTGAACTGTATATGGGTAACTATATAAAACACCTTGATCTTGAGCTCCTGACATGTAACTGAAATTAGCATCTTCGGCTGTTATAGAAACATAACCTTGATACGCGCCTTGAACGCCGTAACCTGAGTCACACGCACAGCAACCAGAAGCTGAGATTTGAGTACCATTACCCTGAGTTACTTTTACAGCTATAAAGTATTCACCAGGTAATTGATTTGCATCTATATATATTATACCTTTTGTTAATGCTTGGTTAGAATTCGTGCTGGCAGATCTAGTAAATACATTAGCTTGTAAATTAAAAGCTGGTGAATTAGAAATAGCAGTGGTAGTAGACGCGTTATTAGCGTCGCCTATTTCAACCCAAGAGTTTTGATTTGGCGTATTTGTATCAACTGCTCTATGGAATATTCTAATATATTGAATTTCAGCATAATTTTCTCTTTGTCCACCAGCACCACCAGCTGAAGGACAATCCATTATATTTTCTAAATTTATTTCTACAATCATAGCACCACTTGTTAATGCTACAGGTGTTAAACCAGCGGTTGTGTCACCTCCTACAAGTTCAACTGAATTATATCTATCATAAGTACCTGTTCCAAGAGATGGTGCTTGATTATTAGGTCCATTTGCAATAATTGGCGCGTTACCAACACCGTTTTGTCTTGGGCCAAAATAATAACCACCAATACCAAAAAACGTATCACCTGAACCACCGGGTCCCACTGGATTTATTGCAACGCCTGTACCAGCGCTGTTAGTAGAAGGATCAATAACACTTGGTGAAAAGCCCATATTCCAGCAAGAAAATCCACTTGTGCTAGCGCAATTGGTAGAACCTGGCTTAAACTCTTGTGTCCAAATATTTTCGCTACTGGTAAAGTTTCCTTGATAATAAGGTGGAACCATTTCAGGACCTACTGTTATTGTGAATGAGCACGTTGTTTGCATTGTTGCGTACTCAGGCACTGCATTAGTGAGAGGACCACCAGTGCTAGTTAAATACGCATCTCTTACTCTAACTGTTAAAGGGTAAACTCCTAAAGGAACATTTTGACCTAAGGTTTGATTTAAAGTAAGTACACCAGTCAAACCATCTAATACAAAATAATTATCACCAAAGTCTGTTACTTGGTCCGTAGTTATATCAAAAAACAAATCTGTTGCTGCTGAGCTAGTTAGTGTTGTCCCGTTAACTGCATCAAAATCTATAACAGTACCTGTTTCTGTTTGACTAGTTACAGTTATATAATCACTACAGTTAGCAAGTGAGAATGAAGGTGCAAAGTTTTGTAGTCTACCAGGGAAAGTTCTTGTTGTTACTTCTCCATTATAAGTTATAGCTAAAGAGAAAGTAAAACTTTCTACAGTTGCCGCTGAATTTAAAAAAGCGTGATTGCTGGTTATAAACTTAACTCTATAACCACCTGCTTCTTGCTGTGAAGATTGAGGCACTTGTTCTAATTGAAAATCACCAGAAACATTATCACCAGCAAGATTTGTAACAGTCATAACTGCTGTTGTGTTCGTAAGATTTACACCTGTATTATTACGAGGGTAAAATATATCTGTTATCCAGGGTGAATTTGATGCACCTGTAGCACCAGTTAGTATGTTGTTATCAGCTCCATCAAAGTTTTGATTTTCTATAAATTCAAAACCTACAGCTGAAAAACCACCTGGCGCGTCTGATCCAGCTTCTACATCTTGATTGATGTCTGAAATATAATTCCAACCAGTTGTGCTTTCCCAAAAAATATCTAACAATGAATCTACTGGCGCTGTTTCATATATACTCAACCAAGGGACCATGTCAGCGGCTATAACACCTAGCTTTTGATTAGTAGAAAATCTAGCCACAATAGGGTTTGTTTCTAGTTGGTACAAGTTTCTAGCCGCGCTACCATTAAAATTATCTACTGAATATTGATAAAAACCTAAGTCATCTGCAGTACCTACTGTAGAGGCAATATCAGGTTTTTGCGTAGGGTAATACTGTTCGTTATCACCATACTCTATTATTATATTATCAGCGTCTGCTTTAATAGCACCACCTGGACTAAATGTAACTGTTGTTTCATCTGCAACCGCATCATACTCTACCTTAGTAATAAGAGTTGCGTTAGAAAAGAACTGAGGATCTTGATAAGCAGGAGGGTTACTAGTTGGTGTACAGTCTGGGTATTGCACTTCACATTTACCCATTAACAAGGCCATACCTGGTTCTAATGCTTTTTCTTGACCCGTGCAAGAACCTGTTGGGCAAAATACCGTTGTGTTTGTAGGATCATTTACACCAGTGAATTTAATTTCATTTACTTGATCAGCACCAGGACCAGCAGGTGAACCACCAGAATGACTCCAGTTTGTTATATTAAATTTACCCTCGTAGTTGTTTACTCTACCAAATAGTTCTACACTACTTCTATATTGTTTTTGATCAGGTCCTACTTCAGATAAATCTCTAGGTATTTTATTTATATTATCGTTTATTAAAACAGCGTGAGCAGTATCATCTAATTCACCACCTGGAAATAAAATTTCATTTATACCATTAGCGTTTGCTGCATAAGAATAAGCGTCACCTGCTGTGTCTGTGCCTACCACATATTGAATTTCGCTACCTTGAGTCATTTGCTCAGGATATCCATCTAAAAACCCAGGTAGATATGCATTATAATAATCTTGTTCTCTTTGTTTAACTACTATTTTATAAGAATACCAACCTAATGGATTTATAGAATATGCAAACTTAGTATCAGTATCTGTATTTTCTATTAAATATAAATAATAACTGTTCGGCTTATCAAGCGTTGTAATGCTAGTTACCCCTGCCGCGCTACTAATACTTAGTATTTGAGTGTAGTCTACATATTCACCTCTTAAATACATGTCTGTTGTAGGTAAAGAACCTATAGTTGGTGTAGAGAAGCTTAATGTCCACCTATTAGTACCTGCGTTGTAAGTTAAAGAATCATTAGTGCTGTTGTCTACAACCCAAGATGTTTGAGGTTCTCCATATATACCTGGAGCACCCGTAGCTAAATTACGGTCTGAAGATCCTATTGTAAAATCACCTATTGTTTGATTTAATAAAAGCAAAGCTGCATCACCAAACCAAGACTTTACATCTAGCGAGTCATTAGCATCATAATATGGGTGAAAAACAGTTGACCCACCAAATATAGTACTACCCTGAGCCGAGGAAAGCGTGTCGTATGTAGATAGAATAACTGAAGATTGTCTTCCAAATTTATCTGCTAAAACAAAACCTATTTGATAAGTTCTGTTTTGTTTTATTGTGTGATTAGGATATTCTGCCCAAGAAGTATATAAGTCATTTTTTTCTTGAACCGTACAGTTATAGTCAAGTGTATTGTAGGGTGTGTGTTTGTCTTTAAAATTACCATATATAACTCTATTACCAGCAATAGATTGAGCTAACGCTCTAACTGGTACTTTGTCATAAACTCTAGTTGTTTGTCCTTCAGTAAGTGTTTTATATGGTTTTTCAGATTGATATTCATAAACATAAACCTCCTCGTCCATTTCAGCTGCCATAGTAGTACCTGATATAGTCTTTAAAACTTTAACTACTAAGCCATTTGATTCTTTATATAGTATGTCTATATTTTGTATTTTATATTCTGTAAGAACATTCTTAGAAACACTACCTCCTAAGTTTACATTTGTACCAACTCCGGGTAAAGATATTCTTAATTTAACGTTATCTACATTGTTTTCAAACCATTTAACAATAGTACTTTCATAAGCCTGTGTTTCATTTCCGTTTAGAAAAAATCCAGATTGTTGAGGTATAAATGCTATCTGAGTAAAAGGAGACATTAAAGAATACTCACCATCATCAAATTGAAATCTATATGCAAACCTAACATACTTATCTTCTAAATATCTAGGATCACCAGGCCAACTAGTGTCATCACTTTCGTTTGTCATTGTGGTTTCAATAAACCTAAGTCTTTGCCCGACAACAACAGCGGTAGAAGGATCTGCATTAATAGTTACTGTATTTGTAGTTGTATCTATAGCTGTCACTCTTATGTACTCACTACCAAGTATGCTTTCTGATCCTACATTTTGAGCAGCATTAGAAACTACAAACATATCAACAGATATACCAGTAACTGTTTCTAATATAAAATTCTTAGTATTTGTAACTGTTATAACAGTAGTGTCTACTTCCTTGTAAAGCTCAGGAGCTTTTTGTGGCATGTACTTAGCGACAGATATTTGACTTTCCTCGGTGTAGTAATTAGGATTACCTATAGCTGTTGTTACGTTTATTTTTCTAGGTTGATTTCTATTGTCTGTCCAAAACAATAAATCTTCTACTAAATTTATTCCTGTAACTTGCCAGCATCTATTTTTAGCAAAATTTAAAAACTTGCCTTGAACTAAGGTACTATAAGTGTTATTGTTAAGATCAAAAACAGTTATTTTCATTTCTACAGCTGTAGATGCTGATGGGTAATTTACGGTTTGGCAAGTTGCATCTGCGTCTGTGTAGTCTGTTAATATTTGAAATATTCTATTGCCAACTTCATCTTCAAACTTACCTATACATTTTAAATTAGCATTGCTAGAGGCTGTAGCCGCTATTAAAGAATTACCTAATATATTCTCAAGCGAACCAACATCATTGTCTTCTGATCTACCTACAGATATATTTAGAGCATCTCTATATTCACCGTTAGGTAATATTCTATCATCAAGATCTTTATTCATCTTGGATTTTAGAAAAGTATTTTTAGCTTCTGCCATGTATTAATTTTTAAATTTTCCGTCTGGTAAATATTTTTTTAATCTATCTAATATTTTAGTGCTAGTGTTTTTAGAAAACAAAGATCCAAGTGAACCTACAAAATTATTAGTTGCATCTTCTACTGATTCTAAAATAGGTCTGCCTTCTCTTATATTTTGAGCTTCATGAATTAATCCACCTACATTAGAACCTACTATACCAGCTACTCTTTTTGTAATAGGACCAAGATACTTAAGTTTATTTTGTATTGCTCTAGAAGTTTGATCACCAGCAAAATAATGTCTAGCCGTATCGCCGTGCTCAAAAGAGTTTTGCTCTTCCATTAAACCATCTTTGTCTGGAGTAATACTTAAATACTCATCAGTTCTTTGTCTTGCTTTTTCTTGTGGAAAGTTTAAAACCTCTTCAGCTTTATGTTCTATGTTTGACAAAGCATTAGACTGGTTTGGTGGATCTTGTTTGTTAATAGGGTTTTTACCCGTAAATTTTGATGAAAAACTCATGTGACTTAATGTTTAATCCATTTAGATTTACCTCTCATTACTTGTACTATTTCTTCAAGCTTTATATTAGATAATCTTATTTTTGCGTTTCGCAATTTTGAACTCTTGTCTTTTCTTAGTCTTTGAACTACATACTCTTGTTGGTTTGCTCTAGTAGATATTATAGAATAAAGTATATAAGCGTACATTGCCTCTTCAGCAAGCTTAGGTAGCTTAGTGTCTAAATCAGTAGCTAAGCCGTCTGATATGTATTCTAAAACAATTAACTTGTCTTTTAAGTTTGCTGAAAAAGATACTTTACCTTCTCTTTCGTTCATATTAAACCAGCCATTGTACTGTGAATACTGAGGATCCATTCCATACATTTGACCTCTTGTTGCACCAAAGAAAGAACCTGGGTAGTCCCAGTTGTAAGCCCATAAATCATTAGTGAAATCTTGCATTGTCCAACTACCGTTTATTAACTTGTCATTAGCACTATGCCACCTTTCTTGAACTATAGATGTTCCTTCTAAATCATTACCAAAATTATCTTGTGTGGGTATTCCTTGACTATCTTGTAGCTGAGTGTTGAAAGGACTTATTGTTAAATTATTAGCTGGGTATATAGGCCTTTTTACTCCTTGCCCATCGATCCAAGACATACCTACATAGTTAACGTAGTCTTGAGGGAGAACAAGAGTTAAACCCTCTGGTATTGTTAACTCAGAAGATTTAATACTTTTTAAAGTATCATAACTAAATTCTTGCATACCTCTTTTTGCATGAAAAATAACATCTGTTCTTTTAGCATCTGGTAGTAATTTACCAGTGCCAACATATCCTACCAAAAAGTTATTTACTATATCAACTAGTTTTACATATTTATAACTACCATAATTATCTTCTACGGCTTGACCATATGCTTTTTCAGCAGGTGTAGAGCCATATTTACCACCATCTAATATTTTTAATTGAACTACTATATACAGACCATTAGCAGGTATTGCATTAGCCGGAAAGACAATTGAATTACCTGAAATAGAAAACTCTGTAATGTATTCAGACCAAGATCCAGGAAAACCACTTGTACTAGTATACACTTTAAAATTATTTAACGCGTAGTTTTCAGCACTAGGATTCCAATTGCCTAAATATAAGTCAGTATCAAAAGTTGTAGGAAAAGTTCTATTAGCCCCATCACCTACAAAACCTTCAGCACCTTGGTAGTATTGTTGACCAGTTTCGTTTAGTAATCCGTTATTTGGAGGTTGTATAGCCATGTTTTATATTTTTTCGTTTTGATTATCCATAGCAACTTGTTGAGCCGCGCTTTGTATTAATTGTGGATCTTTAACTATGACACCAGCATACATTAATATTCTTAGCACTATTTCAGTTTGCTCTGTTGGATGTAATTCAAAGTTTACAGAACTACCAGCGTTGTAAATGTATTGATAAGCTGGAGCTGTTGCTGTAAAATTCCACATTGGATTTAGTGGTTTTCTTAAGTACGTACAAGACAAGTCACTTTGTATAGTTGATGGTGATACAAATATCTGTCTATCTTTATATCTATAAACAGGAAAAGAAGTAGATGGTTTTGTTATAGGTGATAAATTTAGTTCTAATAATTCGTTAGGTTGAACATATTGAACAGGTGTTTCATCTTTGTGTATAACAGTTCCTAGTTTGTAAAAATCAAACTCATTTACTGTTAATATTAAAGCTCTACCAGCTGTAGGTACATTAGTTAAACTAAGCGTAAGACCAGATATAGTCCAGTCAGTAAATTCAGCTAAAGGTTGTTGAACACCGTTTGCATCTTCTAACGTAACGCTTGGTTGCCCAGCGTCTAATTCATCTGCAGTAATAGTAGTTATTATATACTGCTGAGCTGTAGTTGTATTGAATGTTTGAGATGTGGTAGTACCTGATACTGTTGGTACACCGAAATAAGGACCTACGTAAGGACACGTGCCTGATTCTTGGAAGAGCGCAATTTTTTCTTGCGTATTTTTTATACGATCTGAGTATTCAGAGTCGTTGTCTGGCACACGTAATTGTTGATTTAAATCTTCAAAATAAGACTCGAATATTTCAAGCTGCACTTGTGCGCCTATTCTATTAAATTCATCAGGAGTTAAATATCCCCTTTGTTCTTTATTGAGAATAAGTAAAACTGTTTGATAAACTTGATTTACGTTTATTGCCATTGTATATTTTTTTTTAATAATTAGGTGACCACAAAGTGATCACCCATTATTATAATCACCTGTTAAATCATTTTTTTCTCTATTGATTTAAATACTTCTACACCTTCGTCTGTTTTTAAATAAGCAGCAAAAGCTGAATAAGGATTTTCATCAAACGGAACGTTCATTAGTTTTCTACCGTTAGACGCCCAGGATATTTGCCTTTGATCTTGAGACAATAAAATTATTCCAAGTTCAGCTGATCTAACCGCAAAGTTTCTTAACATTACGTTTTCGTCATTAGCTAAATCTAAGAATAACTTAGGATTGTTTTTAGCAAATATTAATAAATCTCTTTTAAGTTCTTTAGAACTCATCTTATTAACCTTAGAGCCAATCTCTACTCTCATGATTGCTTCAGCTTGATCTATTTCTATTTCTCTAGCAGCATTTAATGCATCTATTTCTATATTTAAATCAGCTAATTGATCTTGAGCGATTGCTTGAGGTTTGTGTTCTAGGTATTTTCTACCTAATAAAGGGTGATATATAGATAACATTTTTTGCAAAGCTTGTTGTTCTTTTGGAACTTGCAAGATGCCATCAGTAAAAGATATATGCCCCATTGTTGCTTCACCTTTTTGTTCATCTACGAATACTGACGATTGATTTGTAGCATATCTTAATTCTCTTTGAGATCCTGTTTCATTGTCAAACCATAGTAAAGCATGCTTTTTTGTATGCTTGCTAGGTATTGTTAGTGTTAGTGGTGAAGAGTTATCTTTTAAAAAATATCTTCTATCTTTTATTTCCCAACCAGTTTGTTGGATTTTTTCTTTTTTTGCCATGATATAATATAATAAAATTAATAAAAGTAATAATTACCCCCGTTGATATAACGAGGGTAAGAATTACATTAATGTACTAGATACCTTTGAATAATACAAAGTTGTTTCTAGCTTGAGTTACTAAACATCTTTCAGATAAGAAGTTAACTTCCATTGCATCTAACGTAGAAGTAAACGCACCACCAACTGAACCAGTTAGCCATGATTTCATTCTTCTGTCATCAGCTTGAGAAGCTCTGTATCTTACGTGTAAGAAAGGACGTCTAATGTTTGTACCTAAGATTTGGTCATAAACAGTAGAAGTACCTGCAGGAACTAATACTCCTTCAATTGAAGCAGGACCAGTCATTGCACCACGCGTTGAAGCGTCGTTTAAGTATTTCCAATCTGTCTTATAGAAATCATAAGAACCTCTACGGAATCCTGAGAATCCTAAGTTCAATGCCATTTCTTCAGAGTTTTCGAAAAGACCAAAAGCAGTACCACCTGCATAACCTCCAGATATAGAAGCTAACATATCGTCAAAATCAAGAGCAGTGTTTCTGTTCAAGAATAACATGTTTTCTTCAATAGCTCCTTGAGTATCTAGGTTTTTAAGTATTGCATCAAAAGCGTCGATACCAGCAGCAGCAGTAAATCCTACTTCTACGTTACCTCCATTTTGAATAGCAGCAAATAAACCTTCAGTACCAATGATACCTACACCAGCAGCTCCAGCAATAGGAGATACAGCAGCGTTTTTAAGTTCACCTTCAACCATAGACATTTCTAAGTAATCTTCGAAACGTAGTCTAGTTTCAGACTCAGCTTTTAAATACCATAAGTAACCACCTGTTCCATCTTCAGTAGCAACTTCTACCCAACCGATCTGAGCAGTGTCAGAACCATTGATAGAATATTGGCTTCTAATGATAATAGGATTGTTGCTAAAAGTAGTAAACGCAGGGTTTACAGTAACCATAGGGTTAGCAGCTCCAATCGCGTTTGCACCAAGTGCAGCAGCAGGTTGAATCGTGCTCTGTCCTTTTTGGAAATCAGAACCGTATACAAATACTTTCACTAAACCAGTTAAACCAGCTAAGCTAGCAGCAGTATAAGGTTGTACAGATATAAGACCATTTGCGCCATTTGAAGCATCTACGAAACATTTTAATTCACCACCAAAGTCGTCCATAACGACAACTGTTGCAGCTGGAGAAACAACGTTTGATACTTGCGTATTTGCACCACCATTAGTTATATCAATACCTAGATTAGCAACACCAGCAGCATTAGCAGTGATCGCGCAATCAGCGTAAGATATATGTAATCTATTTTGTTCAGACCAAATTACTTGATCAGAAGTCATAGGCATTTCAGCGCCTACCATTCTTAAAAATCCGGATAACGTTCTGTTACCGTATCTTTCTACTTCAGCTTCGTAAAGCTCTGGTAAATATTGCTGAGCAAAATTTCCACCAGCAGCACCATCGAATGTAAGATAGTTCTGTTGAAGTAATTGTTGAGTTTGAGAAGGTACTATACTTCCAAACTGTGGGGATAAAGCCATAATTTTTAATTTTAATTAGTTAAACTTTTTTGTTTTTATTTTTAATTTTGATGAATCTAAACCACTAATCGACTTTACTTTTAATCCATTTATAAAAACATTTCCATCGGCAACTTGCCTAGGTCCGTCTTGTGCTGGATTTTTAGAATTTGTAATAACACCTTTGATGCCATCAGCTTTTCCTTGTTCATAAAAATGATGAGCTAGTTTATCAGCATTCATTGCAGCATACATAGCCTTGTGATACCCACTTGGATCTGTCATATTTCCGTCTTTGTCTAAATACTTACTTACGAAATTCTGAACATCCACTTGAGTTTCACCTACCTTAGCCGGGTCTTTAACACCGTATCTAAATTTCTTATCCCCCACATTAAAATCAAAACCTTTGAATTCTTTATTGAATAATTTTTTAGTACGATCTCTAAAATCACCGTGTTGTGCTTGAGCTTTTTCTTGCTGCTCTTTATATCGGTCATAAAAGCTTAACGCCTCTTGTTGCTCTTGAGTTACGCCCGGTCTCAACTTGATCTCGTCGTAATATTTACTCTTAGAACTTTCTAAGTATTGTTTTGCTTTTGCAACTTCTTCCTTATAAGCGAGTTTCTTTTTACGTATAGCTCGCTCTTCATCTACATCCTCATCATACTTAAAATTATCTTCCATTAAGAAAGCTATTTCTTCTAAGTCTAAGTGTGGTTTGGATTTAAGATAATATTCTTTTAAAACCTCTGAACTATTAAGTTTAGAGTAATCTTTGTTTAATGCCACGTAGTCTTCTACGCTTCCACCTGTTTCTTCCATAAAAGAAACTAGTTTTTCTACATTTTCCGGTAAAGGCTTTCCTAAGACCTGTTGATCTCTTACGGCTTCTTGAGCCTCTTGTTTAACCTCTTTAACTTCTTCATCGGTTATTTCTTGGAGTGGGGTGACTTCTTCAACAACCTCGCTGGGCTCTTGTATTTGTTTGTCCACTTCAACCAAATCTCCGGTTTGTTTTTCTTCAGGAACATTTCCTGTTTCTCCGATACGAATGGCATTGTCTTCTTTTGGTATTTCAACCTTTACAACATCTGGTATAATTTCACCTGTTGCTTCTGGTTTTGTTAAATCTACTTTTACAGGATCATTACCGCTAAGGTGTCCTAAGTTTTTTGGTGTTTTTTTCTTTTTAATTTTAAAATCACCTTCTTGTTTGACCTCTTCGGTCTTTGTGTTTTCTGACATAATATAATATAATTAAATAATTAAATAATTAAACTTTAGGCATTAACTCTTCTATGTTAAACCCTAGGTTGTTTTCTCCTGTACTTTCAAAATCAACAGGATTAGAGTCATTTTGTCTCTGTTGTATCAATTTACTCTGTTGAGTACCTTGCATTTTTAATCTTTTATCTTTACGATCTTCAATTTCTTTTTCCTTAGAACCTTCAGCTCCTGTTTTTATTTGAGCTAATTGAAACTGATAACCATACTCTTGTTGCATTAGCTTAGCTTTTATTTGCATTTCAGTTTCCATTCTACTTATTTCAAATTGAGACTTAGCTTGTTCTATACTTACTTTCTGCTGAGTTAAAGCTGCTTGTTTTTGAGTTTCTGCTAACGCAGTTTGCTCTGCTGTCTTAGCTGCAGCTTCACCTTGAGCAGCTATCATTCTTTCTTGATTTGCTCTTTCTCTAGCTAGTTTCTTTTTACGTTTTTGTTTTAGTAATTGATTTGCTAGCTTTAAATTTTTAATTTGACGAATATCAATTGCGTCTTCTAAATCAATACCTCCAGACTGCAAAGCAACCTGTATATTTTGTTCTAACTGTGCTTTCTCTTCATCGTCAGGTTCTAACTCTAAGAATATACCAAAGTCATGTAGATTTAAATTAGATATTTCTCTTAATGTTTCTACATTATATATAGATATACCTTCTATCAAAGCGTTAGCTGTTAAAGGATAGCTTAAAGCATCTGCTAGTTTAAGAGATATATTTTCACATATTTTTAAAGCAATATATAAACTACCTTGATTTATATGTTTTGTGGCTATGTTAGATTGGTTTGCTGCCATTTTAGCAAGACCTACTAAAGCGTCTTTATCAGGTAAACTACCATCTCTAGCTTCATTAAGACCTGTCACGTCACGTATCATTTGTAAATAGTATTGATACGTTTGTATTAGTGCAGCTAGTTTTTGACCGCCTGCAGATGACTGTAATTCTTGAATAGGTACTTTACCTCTATTAGGATCACCATCTTGTGTAAGTGATCTACCAACAATAGAACCAGTTTGAAAATACATATTTAATGCTTCTGCTGGATTGTAATTTGTACCATTACCTAAATCAACCTCTGCTAGACCGTCCATGTCTAAGAATACACCGTCTGGCACCATCCTAGCTAATACTTGTTGCATTTTTAAATGCGTTAACTGTATCATGTCTGCAAAACCTGTACATCTACTTACAATAGATTCTATTCTACCTTTGTACATTCTTGGTGCAACTATAGAATAATTCATTTCTACTTTAGTAGTATCAGCGGCTGGTCTTGTCATATTTTCTGCAAGTTCCCACTTAAGCATTGTATTTGTTCCTAATACTTTAGCTCCAGTGTATAATACTTCTATACTTCTACCGACTCTTTCAAATCCATCATTTGGTGGAGGATTAAATTCATCTGTTTTTTCTATTATTTTCTCTAATCCGTTTTCAGTTCTTTTTAATTTAAAAACTTGATTCATGTAAGTTTTATATTCAAAATACATTACTTGAACCGTGTTGTTGTCATAGTTGCCCCAGCCAGTTATATATTGTCTATTACCAGGCATTTCTTGAATTCTTTGTAATTCTTCTTCTGGAATATTAGGAAACTGTTTTTTAAGCTCTGGTATAGTTATTGATTTAACTTCACCGACATAGTATATGTCTTGAAAATTAGGATCTTCTGTGTAAGAATATACTAAATAAGAAGGATCAACGTAGTCTAAAGTTATACCATTAGCTACATTAAAATTAGTTTTAGCACACGCTATTCCGCATACAACAAGGTCTTCATTTAATCTTCTTTTAGTAAGCTCCCATTTATTTTTAGCTAAAGTCTGTGTTATAGCTTCTTCTTCCGCTATTTCAATAGCTTGCTTATAACTTAACTGTAAATGTAATTCTAATTCTTCTTTTGTTTCTGGTAAATCTGTTGGAGGAATACTAGTTCTTTGTAATTGAACTCCTAGTAGATCTTCTGCAGCTTGCATTTGTTCTTTAGCAAACATATCTTCCGCAACAGCAGTTGCATACATAGTTCTTTTCTTTACAGAAGCAGGATCTTGAGAATAAGCTTTTATGTCGTATTCTTTACTAGATATACCGTTTACAACAATATCAACAAACTTAGATAATATAGGAACTGGTTTCCAGTCTAGATTTAAGTAGCTTAAGTCACCGTTTATTGATAGTTCGTCTTTGTATTTTTGAACAGGTTGTTCACCTCTAGCATATAATCTTAAATGATGAAAATTATTAAAACTAGTAAGATATCTATTACCATTAGTTCGGCCTTGATTAAACCACTCTGTCTCAATAGCTTGCGCCACTTGTGAACCATATTCTAACGAAGCTTTTTCATAATCCGGTACTACCTGACTAGGAAAGGCGCTATTTGAGTTAGTGTACATTTTCATTTATTCAATTATTTTTGACATTGTTCCTTTATTATTATATCTTTTAAAACCAAGATCATAAGTTTTTCTTGTAATTGTAGGTATGGGTCTATATTTATTTTTATTGCAGGCCATTATTGCTAAGCCAGAACTTATAGAAGCATCGTGTTTTGTTCTGTTATTTATATTAAATTTAGACCAATCGTTTAATGTTCTTTGAAAGTAAATATCTCCGTATGTTCCATTTTGTTTTAAACCTACAAAATCTTCTATATATGATTCTATAGCAGCTGCGTGAGCTTGCTTAATATCTTCTGATGAATTAGGTATTCCACCTATCTCTCTTTCTGTAATAGATAGTTTTAATTTATCTGGTCTATTCATTGCAAAACCTCTGTAACCTCTTCTTTTAAAATGATACAGTAATCTGGGTTTGTTATTTTCTGCTAGTATAGGCATGCCATAAAAAATACATGCCATTAAAACATCTTCAAAAAACATTTCAGCAGTTTGAGGTCTTGCTATATATTCTAGAAAAAAATGATTAGCAGGAGCATTTTCCATACTAAACTTAGTTAAACCATGTAAAGATCCATTAGAACCTCTACCGTCAACTGTTCCTGATATATCATAACTATCACAGCCAAAAGCACCCATGTGTTCATTAGCTGGATATTTTATACCTCTCTTTATTATAATGCTATTTTGTTGACTAACATCTGGTACCCATGATAGGTAAAACTTACCGTTATTTTTAGGCGCAAAAAGAACTCTTGTATCTTTTATTCCGTTTTCCCAGTAAAAATCTCCTCTAGTTACTAGTTTTGTTTTGCCAACATCACCGTTATAATCTATTTGCTCGTAAATTTTAGTTAAATTAAACAATGAAGATTTGGCTTCGTCTCTGAAAGCGTGTTCTTCAGTTCTTGGAAATTGTCTATAAAACTCGTTTAAAGCGTCTTGATCTTGCTTTAAACCATCAACTTCGTTTTGCCAATACTCTATTACACCTTGTTTTATTTTGACTCCGTGAGGATCTTCAGCCGGGGTTTTTGGTGTGTCGAATACAGGTACGCCATAAGAATCAATGTATCCTTCGTAGTTCCATTCCATAGGTATGAACAAAGAATAGAGTCCGCTGCGAGTCTGTCCATTGGCGTTTCTTTCTGTAACATCTGAATCATAGTATAGTTTTTTGAAGTTATCACCTCCTTTGTCTAAAGCGTTAGATGTTGATCCCATCATGCACTTTCCAATAATTCTACTACCTAATCTAAGACAGGTTTTTGTTACCCGCCAGTTGTTTAGTATATTATCAGGTCTCTCC